GCTGGACGCCATCGGCGGCTGCGCACGCTGGGGCAACGGCAAGATGGAACCCTGGCCATCGGTTACATCAGGGTTTACCTCCAAATACGGCCAGTTGGTCGTATTGGCTGTTTTCCACTGGTTTTCGTAGCCCTCAAACTGGCCGCCGTAGCCAATAAACGGTGCTTTGGGCGCCAAAGCCAGCATTTCTGCCTCTTGAGACACCCAATAGTTGTACATCCGCTGGGCATCCTTGGCGTTACGCACTAGGCCAGAGACATACAAGCGACCGTCAACCTCAAATTCGTTGCCAACAATGCGAATTACGGGTATCCACTTGCCCGCCCACTCGCGTTCCTCAAGGATTTCGTACCCGTTGATCTTGCAATACTTGATTCGCGGCCGGTCAGACTGGCGCGACTTTTTTGGCTTGCCGTAAATGGCCCGTAATTGCTTGTCTTCGGGTGTGCCCTCAAACGCCGTAGCGTTTCCAGGGTACAAATTGAGCGTGCCCTTGTCGTAATCGACGTAATAGTAGTCGGCGATGCGGATCGTGTCCTCATTGAGCCACTGTGACAGGTTTTGGTCGCCTACACCCAAAGATTGCAGCGTTGTAATGGGGGCCGAATCGGGGTACATCCGCACATAATCGTCTTTGGTGATGTCCTCGGTGATAAAACACCACTTGGCGTCCGATCCGCACGGGTCTTGGATAGTTGGGTCCATGTAGACCGAAAAACTGTTGCGAATCCGGCCAATTTTGATGTCTTGGTCAAAAGTATTGTCGTTGCAATACTCGGTCAGGAGGCGGATGTAGCCTTCGCCGTAAGAGACTTGGTTTTCGCAGGCGGTGTCGTAAGCAACATCTGCGTCCGAGATGTACTCAATATGCCTGACCATGCCGTTAAATACTTCGGCGACGTCGATGTCGGCGTGGTCATCGGCTGGAATAACTTTGCCAGTTGGCCTGTTTTGACGTTGGTCATTGGTCACTTGCCGGACGTGCTGCGGCAGTTTGTTGATAGTCAGGCATGGGCGGGCGTTGATCGTTTGACCCTGCACCGCCCCGCGAGTGGCCAGCACATCAGCAGGCCATTGCCACTGGTTATCTGGGCTACCGGCGTAAAACCGCAGGTCATCAATCTCATCTTCACGGCTTTCGGACAATGCCGAGATCGCCATATCCAGTCGACTGCGGGCGGTGGCCAAGATGTTGGAGGTGCTGTCCTTTTGACCGCCCCCGTTGGCTACCGCTCCGGCGGCTGCTATGCCTGTGTAATCAGCCATGTCATTTCTTTTTAGTTGGGGCTGGGGCGCTGCGCTTGACCGCGTACGCTATGGCGACGGCCTGTTTGACCGGCTTACCGGCTTTGACTTCAGCCTTCACGTTTTCACGAAAGGCTTTGGGTGATGTTGATTTAACAAGTGGCATAGTTAAGACCCCATCCATGAATTATGTACCGCGCTGCCTTGGGAGTTGACGCGGCGTGTCGGCTCAGTATACTCGCGGTGGGCCACGGGAAAAGCAAACGTCACGCAAATTGCGTCCGCTGCGTCTGGTGATGCAAGCCCCCGCGCTTTCATATCTTTCTTGCTCTCCAAGAAAATTGTTCCACGTGAATCAGGCTTCATCTTAGGCGAAATCAAGTCCGTCTTCAAGAACCTGTCGGTCGGAATACTAGCAGATTTCAGCCACTCCCGCATCTCACCCCACATCTGGGCGCGCATATTTCCGTACATTATCGGGTTTTTCGCCTTGTTTCCAAAGTTTATACCCTTGATTTTGTACCGCTGCTCCTTGAGCCTGTCCACGATCCCAGCGCCCAAGCCGCCCTCGTCGATCACCACCAGCGTCGGCTTGTACTCCTCTATGGCCTCAATGACGTGCCCGACTACCGTCATAGTGTCGTCGCCCCGATGCCGCGCTATATGCACGATGTCCCGCCCTTGGCGCACGGCGATGACCGTGGCGTCGGCGCCGTAGCGCGCCGGATCGACCCCGATGATGATGGGCGCCGACAGGTCTTTGTACCGCTCCCGCTTCATGGCCTCGTCCACCACGTCCGCTGGAATGAACTGGTCGTCCCCGGCGCTGGGGAACATACCGTAGACCTCAACGTGCGCCTGACTGCTGTCGCTGCCGTACTCCTGGATGATCCGCTCGTAGACCTGCTTGTCGGTGCCCTCGACCGTGCGGGCGTCCACCACCTTGGTTTTCCAGAACTCCCGCTTGGAGTTAAACGCCTCGTAGAAGTACCCCGTGTTGCGGCGCGGATTGGAGAACGCCAGCCAGAACCTGTTGGGCGTGTTTTCCGTGAAGAACCCGCTGGTTACCGCCCAGATCGCGTCGGCGATGCCCGACGCCTCGTCGAAGATCACCAGCACCCCGTCGTAGTTATGCACCCCGGCGTAGGCGTCTGGGTTCTCTTCCGACCACAGCCGACCCTCGACGCCCCAGTAGCGCGTGCCCTTCTTGAGATCACGCTCGACCAGTTCAGTCAGCCATTTAGCGGGCATCAGCCTAGTGGCGCTGACCTCGAACCAGTGCGAGTTGAGCGACATCGCCAGCCACTTGGTGATCTCGGCCCAGGTAATTGATCTTAGCTGGCTTTCCGAGTTGGCCGAGATGATGGTCGATGACCCGATGCGGGTGGACAGCATCCAGATCGTGACCCAACTGACCAAGGCCGACTTACCAATACCGCGCCCCGACGAGATCGCCTCTTGCAGCACGTTGAAGTCCAGCAGCCCCTTGTTTTCTTGGATGTGGTCGGCGAGGTCTTGCAGCACCTCGCGCTGCCACTTGCGCGGTCCCTTAAAGTGTTCCAGCGGCGTGCCCTTGACGCCCCACGGGAACACCAGCATCACAAAATTCAGTGGGCTGTCCTTGATGCGCGGCGTCCACAGACGCGCCATCAGTTCCTGTTCGTCTTCAGCGCTGTATCTGGTGGACTGCATCGACAACCTCAATTACGCGCAACTCGGCTTCTTGAAGCGCCTGGGTGATAGAAATGCGCTGGTCGATGTCCACCGAGATGGACTGCTTGGCCACCCAGCCGTGTTGGTGCTTGAGGACTTCAAGCGCCGCCTTGGCGTCGCCTTCTAGCGCTGCCTTGCGCAGTATCTGGGCCATCTCGCGTTCGCCGTCTGCTTTGCCCTTGTCTGCGGCCATTTTGGCCAGTGGGTCAAATTGGCACAAATGGTGGTACTCATCAGGTCGCATCCCAGAAGCAAGCGCCAGTGTGTCGCCCTTGAGCCCCAGCTTACCGGCGTCGTAAATTGCTTGCAGGCGCGATTCAGTGGCCTTGACATGGCGAACTGTAAGCGGCAGTGATTTGAACATCTGTTCTCCTTCGCCTGGTGGCGTGTCCTGTGAGTTTATACCAAAAAAAATTTTGTTTGTGATCCCTCCGTCAACGCTGGCCCTTCCGCTCGGCCCTACCCCCTCCCCCCTCAGCCAAAATCCTAAGCAAAATGGCAATGGATTACCTGGGCGGTAGGTGTTGGCTATGTTGGCAGTGCCAACACCATTGGGTTACGGGCTTGGGGCTGGCAGGTCAAGGCTGGCAGGTGTTGGCAGTGTTGGCCATGCAAACCAAATAGCCAACATGGCCAACACCATGCGCCAGCGTGGCGCGCAGCGTTTTGCGTGGATCATGGGGCTGGCGGCGATGTAGGCTATGTTGGCGGTTTAGACAGCCAATTTAAATCGCTACGCTACTCAGCATACATTTCACATTATGAAATATACTATTTGTGATTGTTTATTCAAATCAAACAGCCAATATAGCCAATAAGCCCCATTTCCCCAATGATGCGCATCAAAACCACCATAGCCAACTTGCTACCAACCAAACCGCCAACCACTACCCACAAAATATCCAATGCATACAATTCTATAAATTGACACCATTGAAAATGCAAGAAAATCCCTTACACTACCACGCATGGCAACATCGCCATGCAATAAACTGGAGTACCACCATGACTAGACATTACGACATCATCCACACTCAGGACACGCAAGGTTTCCATATTGTGTGCAGCACTACTTGGGAGGATACGCCGCCTCAAGATATGTTTGACGCCAGCGTTGAAGACATTGGCGAAATCCGCCGCAAGATTGACAATGGAACCTATGAGTGGTTTGCGGTACGGGTCGAGGCGTATCAGCAGGGCATTTTGCTAGGCACTGACTTTTTGGGTTGTTGCCTATACGAAAACCGCGCCGATTTTTTAGCGGACGCCTACTATGAGGATATGGTTTACAACGCCATCCAAGAGGCTAAGCGAAACCTCGCCGCACTCCTCGCTGATTCTCAAGCAAACCTCAACGCCATTTTTGAAGGAGCGCAAGCATGAAACTTACAATCGAAAACGCCAGCCAATTCCGCGATGAGTTCCGCCAATGCGGGCGCGCTGACCAGTTCAGTTACGAGGCGTTGGGCCTACTGTTTGACTACTTGGAAGACGCAGACCCTGATTACGACCTTGATGTAATCGCGCTATGTTGCGAATACAGTGAGGACGACGCGGGCGAGATAGCGCGCCTCTATGGTATTGACGTCAGCGACGTTGACCCAGAGGACGACGATTACGCTGAAAAGTGCACAGAAATTGTGCTTAACTACTTATTTCAAAACACCTCAGTCGCGGGCGTCACGCCGCGCGGCACCATTGTTTACGCTCAATTTTGAAAGCCTACACCATGAAACATTACTATATTCAAGTGCCGGGATGGATTTACGCCATGTCCGCCTATGGAAATAACAAACGTGACGCTATAGCCCAATTTCGTAAAGCGCAGGGTTTTGGTCGTATGCCTAAGGGCTTTGGCATTTGGGAAGCTAACTAATGAAACAACTACTTATTGAACTGGCGCAAGCCGCCGCCCTCGCCGCGATGATGTTCGCGGCCTTTATCATCTACTTTTGGAGAATGTAATGCTTACAATGAAATTTAACACTACTACGCTGACAGTTCAGGAAGACAACGCCGCCAAGTATCGCAAGATCATCGACTCCGGCAAAATTCCAAAGATTAAGCGCCCATTGGACAATAAGCATAGCGCGACACGGCGCGACTATCCGGCGTTTCACTCCGGCATGAGTACCAAAGACTATTTGGATCAATATGCCGCGTTAAATCAGCGCTTGCACTTGGCTGACTTTGATTTTGCGCACGCCGACCGCGCGGCGCCGGAATTGGACTACACCCAACCAGAAGCAATTGAGGAGGCGTTAGCATGAAATGGGCACATTACCACGCATACGATCAATATTACGATTTTGAGCGAGTGCTATACACAATGCCGGACGCGCAAGCTACGGACGTTTTAATGGTGCTGACGTTTAACGCTGAGAAACGAACGGCGTATTACGTTTTAAGACTGACCAACGACAATGGTAATTCCGTTGATTGGGAAAAAGACCATGCGTTGACTTGGGAGGACGCGCTCAAAATGGTGCTAAGCGAGGGGGTGCCTGAAAACTTTCCTGACGAACTCTTAACTATCGGAGCGCTAGCATGAGCGACGATGAGAAACTGGCGTTAGACGCCTTGGCAACCGCCACGCGCTACTACGCGGCGCGCATTGACCATTTATCGGACGTACTGCGCGCCTTGTTGGACGACGACAATGAGGAGACGCGCGCCGCCGCAAGGCGCGCGCTAGAGTGCTGATAGTCCTAGCGGCGCTGGTCGCCGCTATTCTTGCGATCCTGCTAGACCTTGATTAAGCCCCTTCGGGGGCTTTTTCTATGGCCCTGCGCAGTTCTGAGCGGGTGCTATGCGCCAGTTCAGGCGCGCAGAATATATGCTTTTTGGTCTGGTACTCGCGGGACGCTAGGCGGCCCATATCATGCCATCCGGCCTCTTTGAGCGCGTGCAGCAGCGCGGCAGGCACAATGCGCACGCCTTGGGGGGCGTATAACTGCAATTCATCGCACAGCGCGTAGAAGGGCGCGCCGACCACGCCAGCGCTGAACGCCCGCGACCTGGAGCGGATCAGGTTAACTAGGAAGCTCTCTGCTCCGCTCATCCCATGTTCGACCATGATCGCTTTGGCCTCTGTGAATGGGGGCGTAGCGTTAGGGTTGAAGGCCGAAACGTCTCTGGTGTGCAGGTAATGCGCGACCGCCTCGAACCCGCTACGCATCGTGTACCAGTTCCACATCCGCAGCGCGTCTGCTTCGGGCATCTTGGTCGCATCTGACCATAAGACAAACCAGCGGCGATCCTCTGAGGGCAAACTAATCGCCACGCGCTCATTGGAGAACGCGACCACGAACACGCGGTTCAGCGCCTGGTAGGGGTGCAGGCCCTTGCGATTGACTGTCAGCAACTCCGGGGGCGCGGCGATGATGGGCTTTAGGATGTTCTCCAAGGCGCGGCGGTCTTTGGCCTCTGACTGGCGCAGTTCTTGAATTTCCATCACCTCGCATTCAAGCGCATAGCCCCACTGACTGGTCAGGTCTTCATTCTTGACCAGCGAACAATTGAGTTTAGCCTTGCCGCCTATGGCCCAAAAGAACGGCGCAAAGAGGGTGTCTTTGCCCGAGCCGTGGTTGCCGCCCATTAAGACGGCATGGTTGATCTTGTGGCTGGGGAACTGCACTTTATGGGCCAAGACGTTTAGCAGGTGTTCGCGCTCGAAGTCAATCGGCACCATGCGCTCGACATGGCGCAGCCACGGCGTCGCGTCACCGGCCACGGGCGCCGGGCGGGCATCGCGCCAGCGGTTGCCGTACACCAACCCCTCACGCGACACAAGCACAGTCTCGCCCGCCGCGTAAGTGATGCCGACCAGCGCCCTGGCGCCCTTGTCCTGGCGGTGTTCGTCAAAAGCAAAAGACGCCTCGATCTTGGGGTGTTTGCCGTGGCGGGACACGCAACTGATATGCCTGAACATGGCGTTGAAGGTCTTGCGCATCAGTTCGCGTCGGTCTTGCATATCAAAATAGGAGTCGTCGTCTTGGATATACGCAAACCGCTCAAACCAGCCGCTCATCTCCACACGGCCCAACTCGCGCCGCTCCACCTCGGCAATGACCGCAGCGGCCTCGTCGGGGTACTCAACTGTCGGGGTTAGCTTGCCAAGGGTGTTTTCCATCACGGCGGCCAGCAACTCGTCGCGCAGGCCGTGGGCGCGCTTTGGCCCGCCCTGCTCCTCAACCCACGCAAGGTAGGCCACGCTGTCCAACTCGGAGCAATGCTCGTGCAGGCAGCAGTAGGCGCGGCTCACGGGGTTGTATCGGCCCATCGGGTTGCCGTCTGAATGCTCACCATGATTGGGGCAGACCACGCCCCACCAGCCGCTTGAATTGCCCTTCTCCAGCAGGTCGCCACGCGCAGCAGCCCACGCCAGCACATCGTCGCCGCCGTCGTCTGTGAGGCGTATGGGGCGCACTGTGGCGGTGTCGGCAGGGTTGGGCGTCACGCCCAGCGCCTTGCATATCTGAGGCAGGGAGAACTCGCGCTCGGGATGGAACTGAACAAGGCGGGAAGCAAAGTCCTCGCGGCCTGGTTTGAGGTTGACCGAGCCGGGCAGTCGGAAGTTGCGCACGGGGTTGATGGCCCCGCCGTCGGTGTAGCCGGCCTCGGCGATGGCCACGATGGCGGCGCTGAAGTCGGCCTTCATCGGTTGGTCGTCCAGCGCGAAAGTGTAGCCGTACTGGTAGTTATTGGGGCTGGTCTCCATGATCCACGTCGGGGCGATCGGTGGCTCTTTGGCCTTGGTGCCCACGTCGTCCAGCACCAAAAAGGCGACTCGCTCGCAGTTGTCAGCGCGGGCAGAGGCGCGGCCTTGGTCGAATCGGTCGATAATGAAGCAGCCGGTATTGGCGTACCACGCCTGGTCGGGCTTCCATCTCTTGGGCAGGTAGGCGGGCCAAGTGCATTTGATGGCGCCATCGGCATGGTATTGCAACTCGCCATCGGCCAGTATGGGCTTTTGGCGCACGAACAAAATGACCTCGCCCTCGGGCGCCACGTCTTCGAGATATTTTAAAAAACTCATTTTCCATACCTTTCCATGATTGATACTTCGGCATCTAGGGGTAAACCCTTGGCCCAGTCGGGCGGGGTACACATGACCGAGCGCAAGGCGTCGGGGTTGGGCGTACTGGTTTCGATCACGATCTCGTCGTGGACGTGCAGCACCACGTCGTCAAGCTGGCGCAGCGAATGGCGCAGCAGGTCATTGGCCACGGCCTGGGTGATGTTCTCGCAGGCCAGCCCCTTCCACAGGCGGGCGCGTGGCCACTCCTTGGCGTCAGCGGCGGGTTTCCAAGCGGCTTTGGCGTAGGTCACACCTTCGGTTTCCAGTCGTGCGTAGGGATAGCAAAGGACGCGACCCGATGGCAGGATGTACCACAGGTGCAGGCCGTCAAACATATAGGTCACCCGACCGGCGCTGAACTCTTTGCCCTTGTTACGCATCGCTCGGGTGTAGGCAGATTCTAGGTCTTGCCAGTAGGGCACCGACCAAGGGTTTGCCCTACGCCATGCGTCTACCATCCGGCGGGCGTCCGACTCCGGCAGCAGGATGCCGTAGGCGCGGCCCATCGCAGCGAAGGCGCCCACGCCGCCCGCGAAGCCGCAGGCCAACTCCTGCACCTTGCCGATCTGGCGCTGGTCTTTGGTGACACGCGCTACAGACACACCAAACGTCGCAGCAGCGTTGACTTTGTACACGTCCTCGCCGGACGCAAACAAGGCCAGCTTCTCGTCGCCCCTGCCGGACAACCAAGGGTTTACCCTAGCCTCAATCGCCGACCAATCGGCCACGACTAAGTATTTACCCTTGGCTGGTATCAGTGCAGGACGGAGCATCCCTTTGAGGACGTCGGTGACGCGCTTTCCGTACCTGGGGACGATTGCGTGGCCGCGTACCATCGCCAAGCGCACATCTTCAGGAGATTGAGCACATTTTCGGGTGAAGTTGTGGACTTGAGCGCCATAACTTGATGCACGGCCTGTGGCGGAACCCCCCGCAAACACAAAAGCGCCGCGAACTCGTCGATCTTCTTCATCTGCCAGACCCGCAAGGCGGCTGAACTTCGCAACCGAGGACGCCCATAGGTCGTCGGCGCATTGGATGACTTCTTGAACGTCATGGGGAACCTCATCAGGGTTGTCCATCAGCAGCAGGTTTGCCCTGACGGTTTTGTCAATGGAATACTTGCCGTCCTTCTCCATCAGCTTCTTGGCCTCGGGGCCAACGCGCTCCAACACCCACTCGCGCATCTTGGGGGAGCGCACGCTAGCGATGGCGCCGCCGGTCACCTCGGCGACGATCTCTTGAATTTCAGCCAACTCAGCGCTGGCGTACTTGACGGCGGCTTGGCACAGGGCCACATCCACCAGCACGCCTCGGTCGTTGATGCGCTCGTTGACATGGTAGTCCTGCAACTCTTGGATAGACAAGGGCCGCATAGCCTCGCTGATCGCCCGCATGGCGCGCACGTCCTGCTCGCAGTAGGCCACCATCTCGGCGGTCAACTCGGGCGACTCCTCGTAGGGCGGGATCGACATCTTGCGGATCAGTTGGGCGCCCCGGTGGTCTTTCTTCATGGACGCGCCAGCAAAGCGGCCAACGTCCTCCAGCGAACCAGGCGCACAGTTGGCGCGGGCCTGCGCTGCGGTGCAGACGAACTGCTCCAGATCAAAGTCGATCTGCAAGACGTACCAAAAAATTAAGCGCTCAAACGCGGCGTTGTGGGCGTAGATGTCATCTTTGTGCGTAGCGACCTGCTCGGGGAACGGCTGGCCAGGCAGCCATGTCTCAACCTCATCGTCGTCAAAAGCATACGACATACACAGCACTTCGGTAGCCGGGTGCTGAGCGTAGTTGTAAACGCCCGCGACCTTCAGGTCGCAGGCGCTACGGGTCTCAAAGTCAACCCAGAGAGTCATCAGGCCGCACTGCGACGACGACGACCCGCTGCGGGGGCTTCTTCAACCTTTTTCGGCTCGGCATCGCCGTCCAACGAAAGCCACTGCACTACCTCAAAGACCGGCGTGAAAATCCGGCCATACGATTTGTGCTGATAGTGTTCCTTCTTGAGGGACACCACTGGCACGGGCTTGCTTTGGTCTTTCTCGACCTGATCTGCCAAGGCAACGGCCAAGGCTTGTACCGCTTTCTTCCCGCCCACCGAAGTGGTCGTAAAGCGCGCTTCCATGCCCTTGTCTTCGCCGGTCAAGCATTTCAGGCTCATGCCTACCTGTGTTTCCCAACCCTTCTTGGCGGCTGGGGGCGCCCCGTCCAACTCCGGCAGGGGTTGGGACACGGGCACCATCTTCTCGCCCAACACCTCGCCGTCGCCCCAAGCGATAAAGCCGTGGACAAACGAGAAGGGATTGACCGCCCAAGTGCTGTCGTCTTCGACTTCGGTTTGGTCTGCACCAAACACCCAGTGGCCGGTCTTGTCCATTTTCAGGATGACCGTACCGCTGCCGCCGACATCGGATTGAATTGCACGCAGGGAAGTTGCGAGGGTGGAAACTGCGGGCAAGCCCGCTTGGGAGAACGCCACTATATTTGACATGATAGTCCTTAGTTGAGTTTAGAAAGGGCAGCGGTTAATTGCTTACCCAAGAGCATCACCTCGGGGCGTGGATCATCCACGCTGGCCAAGGTGTTACCTGAACTGATGGCGACGACCAGATCGTCCGGCAGGGCTTGCTTGCGCTTTTTGAGCGCCTTCTCAGCCTTGGCCGGAGAGATCACGGACGTCTCCAACACTTCAGATTCGGTGAGACCAAACGCAAACAAGGCGACCTTGGCCTTGTCCTCGCTAGTCCATGAACGGATCGCTCGCTTGGCGACCAGTTTGTAGTCAGGTAGTTTGGCGCCAGACTCCAGCAATTGGAGCGCCAAGGCGCGCAGGTCAGTGATCCACTGCTCCAGCATATCAGCATTCTTGAGGTAGGTGGCAATGGTCGGTGGGTCGAGGTTGTCGATGATTGTCTTCAATGCGCGGTCAACTGCGCCAGTCATCTGTGGGCACACCGGCTTGGCTGCGCACCAGCGGCAGTGTTCGCCAGAGCGCAAAGCCGCGTCGGGTTTCTCAGACGCCTTGACGGCCTGCACCAACTGCAACTCAAACTCCGCAATGCGTTTAGGCGTAGTCACCCAGCGCTTCACGGCGGGCGGCTGCACGATCACCATCTCAATCTCGGTGGCGCCCTCAAAGGCCCATGCAGACGCGGGGGTGCGCATAGCAGCCGCAGCGTAGAACATCAGTTGCGGGTTCTCCTCGACATCCACAGCAACACCGTCGCCAAACTTCCAATCGAGAACAACAGCGCGATTGCCCATGCGACCAATAAGGTCAGTCGAGCCAAATACGCCAGGAAGCAGGTTACCAAAGTTAACGCTTGTTTCAGCTTCAATTTCCATCTCCTTGTTGGGGTCGATCTCATCAAGCGCGGCCAGTGCTGGCTTGAGTTTGTAGTCGATCAATTCTTGGGTCAGCACCTGCGCTTCGTACTTGTGGCCAAGGTAATGCTCGGGCGGGTTGTCCGACATGATGATCTCAGCGATGACGTTGTGCAGCAGCGTGCCCTCGTCTGCGAATTTGCTGGAGGGCTTGGGCGGCATCTTGGCCACCAAGGCCACCGAGCCAGGGCAGTTGATTACGCGCTTGGCGGTCGAGCCGCCGACGATGTTACTGTGCTGCATTAAGAACCTCTATACGTTTTTTTAGTAAATCTTCATAGGCGGCTTTAGCAAGAGCAGCTTTTTTAATTGCATCTCGGTGATCTGCTTTAGCCCATTTAATTGCATCTTTGGTTGTGGTAACCCAAAGATTGGCCGTCACAAGGTCGTCGATAATTTTATATTCGTCTTCGTCCACTGAACTCTCCTTTAGTTGATGAGGCGTTCAGTGTAGCACAGAAAATAAAAGTGTGCTAAACTTCTTGACATGAAAGAAAAAGACATCGAAAATTATTTCGTCTGGACGGTAGCCCGTGTAGGCGGGCGGTCGTGGAAGTTCACCTCGCCAGGGCGCAAAGGCGTAGCCGACAGGATAGCGTGCTTTCCTGACGGCAGCACTTGGTTCGTGGAATTAAAGACCGATAAAGGCAGGCTATCAGAACTTCAAAAGCAATTTGCTTTGGATATGATCCGGCTGAATCAGAAGTATTTGTGTTTGTGGAATAAGGAACAGATAGATGAATTTGCGGCCATACCAAGAACAGGCGGCTGACTTCCTGTTCGAGCGCGACAGGGCGATGATTCTTGCCCCCGTCGGCGCGGGCAAGACGGCCATCACGTTGACAGCCATGCAGGATATGCTGCTGGCTGGCCACGCCAAGCGCTTCCTCGTGCTGGCGCCCAAGCGCGTGGCCGCCAGCGTCTGGCCGACCGAGCAGCCCAAGTGGGCGCCCAACATCACGCTGGCCGCTGCCGTGGGCACGGCCAAGCAGCGGGCCGTTGCCTTTGCGTCTGACGCCCAGGTGGTGGTGACCAACTACGAGAACTTGCCGCAAGGGCGCTTTGACGCGGTGGTGTTCGACGAACTGACGCGCTTGAAGAACCCCAGCGGCAAGCGGTTCAAAGACCTGCTCAAATTCCTGACGCCCATTGGCATCCGCTGGGGGCTGACCGGCTCGTTCACCAGCAACGGCTTGGAGGATGTGTTTGGCCAGTGCAAGATCGTTGACCAGGCGCTGCTGGGGCGCTCTAAGGGGGCGTTCATGCAACAGTATTTCGTGCTAATCAACCCCGACTTTGGTGAGTGGTCGCCGCGCAAAGGCAGCCTGGAAAAAGTCATGGCGGTCATCAAGCCCGCGACGTTTGTCTTGGACGCGGGCGAGTACAGCGACAAGCTGCCCCCGCTGCACACAGTGGAGGTGCGCTGCGACTTAAACAATCGCAAGCCTTACGACACCATGAAAAAAGATTTTAAGCTGGAGGACATCACCGCCGTCAACGCTGCCGTGGTCACCGGCAAGTTGCAGCAGCTTGCCAGCGGGTTTGTGTACGACACCGTACAGACGCCCTCAGACGTGCCCAGCAAGTGGATCACGGTGCAGACGCCAGTGTGGTACGACACGGCCAAGTTTGACCGGCTGCACGAGTTGCTGGAGGAGAACCAACGTGCCAACACACTTATTGTCTACAACTACCAAGAGGAACTGGCCGAACTCAAGCGGCGCTACCCGCACGCCCAGACGCTGGACGACGACCGTGCTATTGAACGATGGAACGCTGGCACCATCGAACTACTGCTGGTGCATCCCAAGTCGGCTGGCCACGGGCTCAACTTGCAGCATGGCGGCTGCCGGATTGTCTTTCTGTCCTTGCCTTGGTCGCTCGAACTGTATGAGCAGACCGTAGGGCGGCTGCACCGCAGCGGTCAGCGCCACGACGTGTGGTGCTACGTCATGCTGACCAACAAGACCGTGGACGAACGCATCTGGGCGGCGCTACACAACAAGCGCGCTATTTCTGATATTGCAATGGAGGAACTATGCTACTAAAAGCACAACTTAAAGCGGCCAAGGCCGAACTCAAACTACGGTCACGCCAACTGACCATCGCCTACCGAGCGTATGACCGCTGCGTCAACCTGATAGCTAAACTGGAGACACGAATTGAAAAACACTTGGCGAGGTCTAAATGACCGTCTGCCCACGCTGTCTGAAGAAGAAGTGCTGGGCCTACTAAACAACGAACGCAAGACGTTTCAAAGAGTATCAGTGCTGGAGCGTTTGCACCAGCGGTACAACACCCTGCGCGTTGCGCGGGAGAGAATGGAAATACTAAAGGAAGCTAAATTACCATGAAATTCTTAAAATTTTTTAGAGACTACTGGCGTGACTTGACCCCCTTGGAAGTCATTACGCATTCTTTGGCCCAAGCGCATCTCGAAAGGCTTGAGTCAGAGAACGCCACCGAGTACGCAGAGGCTTGCCTCAAACTCAGCCTAGCTCGCATTGAACGTCTTAACGAACGCATGAAGGAGTACAAGCAATGAAAGACAACGTAGAGATAGCACAAGACTACACCGACTGGATGGTCAAGACAGGCGGCTACGCAAAGGACATGACGCTGCGCGACCACTTTGCTGAATTGGCTATGCAGGGGCTGCTTGCTACTGGAGTTGATTACGAAGACGATATCCACGGTTCTGGCTGGAATTGGGTTGCCGCAGCCTCATACAAGATGGCAGACGCAATGCTCAAGGAGCGCAGCAAATGAACGAAGCAGACAAAGCATACATGGAGCGCAAGCAAAAGGACTGGGAGTACGACGAGCCCGAGCCTAGCGATTACGCGCAGTTTGTGAAGCAAATCAAAGGATTGATCGTGTGGGTGATCTTTGTCGTGGGTGCGTCCATGCTTGTAGCAACGGTGTTCAAATGACGGGCTACAAATCAAAGAAAGCAGCAGCGCGGGACAAGTTGGAAGATGACGATACGCAGGTATATCAGCGCCCTTGGGTGGGGCTGACGGATGAGGATTGGAAAGAGATTGAAGATATGCCTGACACCTTTGACCAAGGCGTGGCATGGTGCTTAGCTAAATTGAAGGGGAAGAACAATGGATGAACACAATACTTATTTAGGTGATGGCGTGTACGCCAACTTTGACGGCTATCAGATATGGCTTGCCGTCAATCACCACGAAAACAAAGTGGTGGCGCTAGAGCCACATGTCTTTCAAAACCTTTGTGCCTACGTCAAGATGTTGGAGGAGAAGAACAATGCCATGCTATGACCACAGAAACAGTCCCGACTATGTTCGCCAAGAAGTGCAGGCCGATATGCAGGGGCGAGTTGACCAACTTACAAACTGGTTGTGTCTAACGCTTGGTGTATTGGAGCAGCTTGGGTTCCACGCAAAAGACCCTGAGTTGCATAGGTGGTGGGAAGAACATAAGGCGTGGGACGCCGCACGAAAGGAGAAAAACACGTGAACACACCACCCCAACACCGCATACGAATGTTGTTGCACAAGTACGCCGACGGCTTGACGCTGTTGGACATATCCAACTACCTCAACATGAACTACACCAACGCCGGGCGCAGTTTGCAGAAGATGCCCGACGCCTACATCGACCGCTGGATTGCCAAGGAAGGCCGTGGCCCAGGTAAATGGAGCGCCATCTGGTGCGTTGTTGTCCCACCTGAAAACTGCCCAATGCCATGAACGACCTACCAAACTTTGCAGCCTGGACAAACGAGAACTTGGCCAAGTTTGCTACCGAAGCCTACTTGCGCTTGCAAGCTCAGCAAGACGCCCTCGAACAGTTGCGTGGCGACTTGAGGGACGCTATGAAGGAAATAAGGCGCATTCGGCGGTCCGACGTTTGACCAGACCAGGCAGCACACGCCCGTTGCCCTTATTCCATAGTTTTAATTGTTCCTTGGCACCGTCCCAGTCCTGCGCGTTGATCTTGCGTTTGAGCGTGCTGGTCTGGAGACGGCCAATTCCTAAGTTGTAGGTGAAGTCCACAATGGCGTTGCACTTGCGCTCATCCGTCAGCAGGATGGGGCAGTGGCGCAGTACGCCAGGTAAAAAGGTGTGGTGCAACTCGTGCAGCAGCAGCGCTTCTGCTTCTTGGGTAGAAATGGGCGGGTCTTGCAGCGTGACTTTACGCCCATCAGAGTAATAGGTCGAGCCAAAGCCTGTCGTTGGGATACCGGCTGGGCATAGGTAAGGCTTGGACGAAAAGCCCTCGAACTGTTTGCACAGCGCGGCGGCGATCTCCAGCTTCATATCCCGCGCTTGGCCAAGGTGCGGTCAAGGAACCAGTAGTTAAGGGTGCCGCTGACCAGCGCGGCAAAGTCTCCAGACATCATCAGTTTGAACACGGCGTCAGGGTGTGCGCCCATTGCCCAAGCGTTCCATGCAAACCAGATGTGAACAAACGACCAAAGAAGCAGAATCCAGTACGTCACCACAGGGCGCACGCTGGCCGACAGACTGGCCACCCAGCCCCCGGCAGCCTTAACCATCTCTGTTTGTTGCTCAATGGCGCTGTTGAATGCGTCCATCACGCCAGCGTCCACCGCAGCCTCGCGTTGGGCGCCAATCTCGGCCAGTTTCTGTTGACCGCGCAGCGTCTCTAACTGGCACTGCTGCTGGAACATGGCCAACTCATGGGTACGCTCGTTCTTCTTGTCCATCCACTTCAGCACCTCCGGCGCAAGCCGGAACACGCCGCCAAGCAAAGAGCCAATGACACCGCCGCCTAGTAGTTCAAACATATCAATCCTTTTTCTTGCAGGGAGGAACAGCGTCCTCATCGTGGGACAGCTTTACGCCAGCCAGCAGGCCGATAAAGCCGCCGATAATGGTCTGGAATGCGGGGCTTAGCAGCTTGAATATTTCGCTGTTGTCCACTTCCTTTGACCACAGTCCGATCAAAAAAGCACCCACCATACCCAGCACCGAGATACACAAGGTTGCGCTAACCATCAAGGTCACTGCAAATGTCAGCCGCGCTTTAATGTTGTCGTTCATTTTGCTTTCTCCATGATTTTGGCCCGCAGGGCGGGGCTGTCTGATGTGCCAGCCCATTCGGGCAAAGCGTTCCAAATATTCACGTAGTCGTCCGAACTGCATGATGTCTTATCCAGCCACGCCAGCATGGCCTTGTGGCGTTCTGCTGGGTCGTGTACCGACCATCCGATGACGTACAACTCCTGCACCGCGCATATCCGCACGGGCTTGGGCGGCTTCTTGATCGGGGGAGGCTCCGCGTTCAAGATTAGCCTGTCCTGGGCGGCTGATACCGTACTCAGCGCCAAAAAGAGTATGACGCTGCGCATTAATCATTTGTCAGCTTTGTTTTCCAGCCGGTCAAAAATCTTACCCAGCATTTCCTTGACCTCGCGCATATCGTCTTTGTAGTCCACGCGGGTGACGTACGTCAACGGCAATTTGCCCAATTCGTTTTTCAACTCCTGCACGGCTGTCCACAGTTCGCGGGCAAACCAACCGGCCACGGTCAAGCACGCGCCGATGATGATGTTGATAGTCTGCTGATCCATTATTGTCCACTTAAAAAATTAAACAACGCGTTGCCTGTAGTGTCTTGAGGTGATGGGGAGCTTAAATTGTTCACAATACTACGCGATGCAAAAGTAGGCACGTTAGCTCCCACACCTTCAAGAACTTCTGGTGTCCGCCCAAGGCGCATTTGGCTAGAAAGTGCGTTTACCTGTTGCATCCGGCGCGCTGTGGAAAGTTCTTTTGCCGCCATACCCGCAGCAGCCGTATAGGCTCCATATGGATTGACTGCCGTAAAAATAGCCGCCGCCGGAGTCATGGGAGAAAACTTACCGACAGTGCGTAGCAACGATTGCAAGTTTCCACCTTTAGCAGCTTCGCGGATAGCTTCTTGTTCGTCAGCCGTAAAAAATCGCATTTTTTTATCATTTTTTGCTAGCGCTGACAAACCTTGCGCTATTGATGGTTCTTTGCCTGACTGCGAAACCTCGGCGCGATTAACAATGTCTTCAATTAACTCTGACTTTTTAACTTTGGCGTAATCGGCGCGTGCGGCTTTCCATGCGTCCATCGCGCTTTTGTCCCCGCTAACAATGGCGCTTGGCGGCGCGTTCAATATGTAATTGTCAAACTCATCAAGCAGTTTCATGGCCGCCATGCGTTCAGACCTATCTGCGCTTCCAGCCGCACCACCAATAATTTTTCGCAACGCCGTAATTTCAGCAACATCTTTAGGCGCGTCTGACAAAAGTTCTTTAAACGCGCCCGCCACTTTTGGATTTACAGATTCGACATAGCCAACTTCAGACCGAAGTTTGGCGGGGAGCGACGCCATGTGCTGTTTAAATAGCGTGTTGTCAAGCTGAAAACCTGACTTATCCAAAATATCATAATTGGCTTTAGATTGGGCTAACAATTCTTCTGCTGTTGGCACCGCGCCGCGTTTAGTTGGGCGTACACCGGCTGCCGACCCTGTAGCTACGCCAGCCGCAAGACCCGCCAACGGGTTCCCAGTTGCTTCAGTTACGGTCTGCCCGGCTGCGGCGGCTACGGGCGCGGTCATTAGCTGGCCCACTGGGCGGCGCGCCGCCTCTTGGCCTATTGCTAAAGTACCTTGAGCAATTGACGATGGCATCCCTGCGGTTGTTTTTGCCGCGTCAATAATTGCGCGCCCCCCGCCAACAGACCCAAATGTGCCGCCTAACGCGCCAGTGCTACCTTGAACAACTCGCTCAACGGGTGTCTCTGCCCGAGGGCCAGGAAGCATCTCTGATATGGCTTGCGAAGGCGTGCGTAAATTACCACCAAATAATTTGTTATATCCTGCGGTAAGTAAATCGCTAGTAGGGGCCGCTAACCCGCCCGCTAAAGCACCTACGCCAGCGCCAACTGGGCCGCCGATTAAAAATCCTGTGCCTGCGCCCGCTGCGACAGGCGCAAGCGCTTCGCTGGCACCGCGAATTCCCACGCCAATTTTGCGGACGGCTTCTTCGCCAGTGGATAAAACTGGCGCAAGGTATTCAAGAATTTCGTTTGGCCGGTATCCTTGGTTTAGTGCTTCTGTAACGCGCGAGTCTTTACCTTTTAAATAGCCAATAAGTTCATCATCGCTGTACCCTGCGCGGCGGGCGGTATTGATTTGGTCGCGAAATTGGTCAGCCATAGTTACCGCCTTTTGCCAAAAATTTTGTCTAACCCTTCGGTTCTATTTTTAGGAATTTCTTTTGGCGTAATTCCAGCAGCGTATTGCTTAAGTTCTGGGCGGTCAAACAACGAACGACCCCCCTCGCTTGCGTACCAAGCATTTTCAGCGCCATCGTAAGTATCGTTCTTTTTCCACCAGTTGTCGTAGAAATTGCGTTGTTCAACATCACGTTTAAGCTGCGCCTTAGCAATAGACAATACAAATTGATTAGCGTCTTTAGTTTTGCCCAATTCAGCGCCTATTTGGTTAATACGCTGCGCATCAGATTCTGTTTGCGGGCCTTTTTGCTCTAATTGTTTTTGCAGCACTGCTTGAGTAGCGTTGGAAAGAAACACTTGCGAATCCGTAGCAAATTTTTCTGCGTCTTTTACACCAAGCGCACCTAACACTTTAGCTGCTGCGCCGATCGTTTCCGTGCCAAAACCTGTGTCAAATCCCTTGTTAAGAATGTTCAAATTAGCTTCAATAGAAGGTAAAGTTTTTGCCGCAAGTTTTGCAGTTTTTGATATGTCATCGTATTGGTTAACTAATAGCTTACCGCGCTCACCTTTTTCTGCTTTTTCTTGCACGTTAGAAAGATTGACTATTGTCCCTGGCGGGCGTTTAGCCGCCGCGAGTTGCATTTGTTGCGCTAATTCTTCTTGCGTTAAAAGGCTGCTTTTCTTGGGCGCTTTAAATATTTCATTACCTGCACCACTTACAAGAAAATCTCCAACAACGTGAGGTTTAACTAACTCATCGCGTTGCTTCTGCAATCTTGCCACTTCAGCTTGCGCTCTAGGGTCTGCAAAGTTTTGAATTTCTGCAATTCTTGCGTCAATAGCCGCCACAGGGTCTGCGGCTGCAGGGGCAGCTTGCGGTGCCAAAGCATTAGCTTGTCTCATAACCGGTGCAATGGTGCCAGGCGTCTGATCTAAGCCAAATGTTCCCGTACCTAACGCACCGCCCATTTGCATTGGTGGTCGGCCTGCGGGGATTGTTTGCTTGCTCTTTAAATACGCATCGTACTTCTCTGTCTCACCCAGCTTCATCAAGCCTTCAATACCGGCTTGTTGACGCTGCGGGTCTTTAGAGCTTTGCAAAGCCTCAAAGAACTGGCGCGGCGTTAAACCTTGTTGCGACAGCTTCTGCTGTAGTCCAACCATATTGGCGTGATCTTCTTGCAGCTTTTGCAATTGAAATTCAGCAGCCTTTTGCTGTAAAGCGCCGGTTTGCATTTGCTGAGCGTTAAGTTGCTGCTGCTGCATACCCTGCTGAATCTGCTGCATCTTGGCAAACTGACCCAACTGATTCGGCATATTAAATTGCGCGCCCTCGGCAATTAGAGAATTAATATCAGCCATATTTATTACCCGTAAATTGATGGATTGAGCCTACGCAACTGGTCAATTAGCGCGTTATCTTGGTACGCACTTACGCCCGCCCCAATCATATTGTTTATGGTCTTGCCTACTCCTATATCACCCGCCGCGTATGCTGTCCCTTGCTGGGTCAGCAAATTGCCAGCATTAACGCCGTAATTGCCCAGCGCCCCCGATTGCTGGTTGGCTGCTGATTGGCCTACGTTCTGCAAACTACCCAATGGTTGCAACTGGTTAGCGCGGTTTGTTTGATAGCGGTTGAAGGCGCTTTGGTATTCTTGCGAGCCCATGTCTTGGCCATAACGTGCGGCTGCTTTAAGTGCGCTGCCAGAAATTAAACCGCCTCGGGCCGCTGCCTGACGATCCAACGCTTTTTGTCCTTCAGCCAATCGAAAAGCGTAGCCTGGGTCAGCTTGGAAATCAGACATACTGAAATCCTTGGCGTATTTGCCAAAGTCAGCGCCAGTAGTATTAGAACCAAGCCCAAGCAAATCCATTAAACGGTTTTGGCCTGTAACGCCAGCTTGGTAAAAAGGCTGGTTTAACGCTGATTGCTGTTCGTAAATGCTTTTTTGCAGATCAAGCGCACGCTGCGCTGCGTCAGACTGCGCTGCTGCTGCTTGACGTTGCGACGCTGCTTGTGTCAAGCCGCCGACCAAACCAGCGGCTGATTGTATAGCTGCCGGTGTTTGATACCAAGGCGTAGCTCCTGCGGCTGCCGTTCCAGCGGCGCCCAAAGTATTTGCGCCTAGCGTTGTAGTTAAGCCCGTACCCCCGCCCATTCCAGCGGCAGTAGTACCAGCAGCGGTTAAAGCTCCACCAGCTTCAGCCCCAGTACCTAACGCAGCGGTTAACCCTGTTCCACCCATTCCAGCGGCGGTAGTTCCGGCCGTTGTTAACCCAGCTCCAGTGCCTGCTCCAGCACCGGCAGCGCCAGCCCCAGCAGTTTCAGCGCCGCCAAATAAACCAGGCAAATAGTTAGCGCCTGCCATTGCCAACGCAATTGGAGCCGCTGTTTTAATTGCTTCTCCAAGATTCCCACGATTAACTAGATCAGACGGTTGACCATTTAAGTCAAGGTACTGGTACTGGCTGTTTCCATTGTCATAACGGTAGCCGACAGGCGCTTTGGTTGTATCTGGCTCTTGATTACCACCATGCACCATTTTCATTGGGTAGACCGGCTCTACGTCTGTGCCAAGTGTTTGCCTTGCATTTGCAACCCAAGAAGGCGCCTTGAAACTTGACGCATCTGTATTTGCGTATTTAGCTACATCGTCCCAAAAACTCATACATTTCCCCTTATGTAACGCTATTAGCGTTGACTGGAATTAAAACAGTTATAGCACAGCAATCACAAAAGCCAGCAATTCCTCGT